GTGAAGAAGTCGGCCCCGGCTTCGTAATCCGGCGTCTGATGCAACTCAATGCCGAGGACATTGCGGTAATACAACACGCACAAGCCCCAGCAGTCGACTTTCTCGAACGAGCAGGCCCGGTTAGCCCACGGTACTCCGATAACCCGCCGGATAAATTCATCTTTAGTCATGCGAATTCCTTATAGGTACTGGAGTCCAGTGTATTCGCGGGGATCGTATAATTTTCCAATATTATTATTGAGCGGGTTGGTCACAGACAGGGTGACAGACGCGGCGTCGGCATCGATATCGACTGTCTTGACGTATAACTGCCAGGACTTAATCGGTACAGACACATCGCCGCTGTCGAAGATCTGCCGCGTGGCCGTGATGGCAGTCAGCCTGGCCGTGCCCTTCCACTGTTTCATTAGCGCTTTGATGTCCGACGACAGCCGCCCTAACTTCACGGTCGCGTCGATCACCGGAGTTCCGCTCTGCTGGCTCTCTTCGATTTCAAAACGCGCTGGCATGAACGTCTTGCCGCCGAGCGTCTTCGGGAAGAACTGCTTATCGACCAGGCGCACATAGCCAAATGATGGATGGTAGAACGTGATGGTGTCGTACAGCCCGCGTGTCGGGCGTTGCTGCTTATAAGCTCTGAAGGTAGGCATTACGGCACTCTCGGTAAAGATTCCGGGTCGCGCCCGTCCGGATAACCAGTGACAACGATATCCAGCCACGAATCCCACGGCGGCGGCAGCTCAACAATGATGTCGTCGAACTCGTCGTCGGCGTTGTAGAGGTGGTTCGCAATAACCGTCCCCGTCCAGGTCACCACCCCGCCATCGATACTGGTTTGCACTGGCATCTGCGTGAAGTGAAGCTCCTGCAATTGCAGGCCACTGCCGCCAAGATTGATATTCATCCGGAACCAGTTCAGGCCCCGGTTGAGATAGTTCGGGCTGCGTAGCCACTGCTGGAATGCTCGCTCCTCAGCCAGGGTGAAGATCCACGTCAGAGACCAGGTCACTTTCAGGTCGTCGGTTTGATTCTGAAATATAGCCGGGCCGACCGCTGGCTGATCGGTCTGGAACCCGGTATCGAGAGTCATGTTTTTGCTGGCTTTCTGCGCCAGCGGCAGCCAGTCGGGATATTCGATAATTGGCATCTAAGCTCCAGGCATTAAAAAACCCGCCGAAGCGGGTTTGATTATTCAACGGGTCGTGGACCAGGCGGTGCATCGTAAACATTGATTTTAATGTCAACGATATCCCCATTATTGATAAATTCCAGATCCTCTCCAGCAGGAGCAATGCCTTTAATTGTAGAGCCATCCTTTAGAGTAAAGACAAACTCTACCGCCCTGTTTGGATAAAGCTTATGAGGCTTGCCTATCTCTGTTGGTATTGATTGCACATCGTTTGGCTCAATAACCACACATATCTCCTTATAACTGACCTCGAGGTGTTCTTTTCGCAGTTGTATTGCCAGTGATAGCCTGCGATATAGGACCTCCATTATTCAAGTCAGCAATAATGGCATCCACGGTTATTGTACCATCTCCGTTGTTCGTAGCTTGAGCGTCAAATGTGGCACTCGTCATATTCTGAACGTTGATTATGACGCTAACTCCGCCCCCTGCGGTCATATCTTTGTTGCTGATCACCCTGCCATTGTCGCCCGGTATCATGTACTGCTTTCCGGTACTGGCCTGGTAAATCTCCGGCTTCCCTCGCTCACCGACCTGATAAAGACCCCCTGCATTCACCGGGCCGCCATTGTAACGCATACCGGTTAAAGCAAGACCCTGTGCCAGGCCTACCGTAGAAGCAATCCCGGTCATGGCAGGAACTGAGTTAGCCCCAAATGAAGCAAGACTTGCCATGGCGGCGGCAGGAGCCCAAGCCGTAGCCAAGATTGCAGCCTGAGATGCTCCAGCAGCAGTAGCTGCTGCGCCTAACGTCTGCCCTATAATGAAGTTTTTTAGAGCCTCAACTCCAACCTGGACTAGCGCATTTACCACGCTATTCAGCATCGTGTTACCGAGTGAGCGCATAGCATCCTGCGCTGACATCGTTCCGGTAATCAGCCCGGTTAACGCATTGGATGCATTACCTGAAAACGTATCCACCGCGCTTGTCAGCATTTCATAACCAAGACCTTGCTGGCTGAGCAATTGCCACTGAGCGGCTGTCATCTGCTCATTGAACTGGTTTTCCTGCGCAGTCTTTAAGGCAAGGTACTGGGCATCGGTAGCTGCCTTTGCAGCAACGAACTGATCGTAATTTATTTTCCCTTTTTGGTAACTTTGCTGGAGTATCGCCTGTTCCTGCTGCTGATATTGCTGCATCAGGGCTAACTTCTGGTTATTTTCGTTCACCAGTTGCTGTACCGGGTCAACTTCGGCTCGGGCAGAAGCTACCGGATTGACTGTGGTCTGGGCGTTAATCTTGGCGAGGTTATTCTGGTGCTCGAGCGCCATTTTCTCCGTGGCAGCGTTATACTCCTTGAGATCTATTTTCCCAGCGTTCAGTGCGGCCTTCAGATTTTGCATGGATTCGGCGTAGGATTTATTCTCCGCCTGCAATGGCATTGCCTTAAGTGCTTCCGTAACCCCTTTGGCTGCCGCTGATGCATCCCATGCTTTTGCTGCATATTCACCGGCCTTTTTGATTTGCTCCTGGGTTGCAGAATTTCCCAGTGACTGCTGAGCACGTAATATGGCCTGCTCTCTGCTTAGCTCCTCCGTTGAATCAGCTGCCAATTCTGACTGCTGACGCAAATTTTCAAGCTTATTTGCAATTGATTCGGACTGCGCCTCAGTTTTCTTGCCAGTTTTATTGCTTTCCTTTCTCGCCTCGGTTACTCGGTACGTCTCCGCATATTCATCCTGAAGAGTCTTGATGCGTTTCGGATCCGTAACCCCAGCGTCGGCAGCATCATACTGAGCCTGATGCCTTGCTCTTGCCTCTCCTTCCAGTTTGGCTAGAGCGAGCCTGCGCTCAGAGTTTTTTACCAGCTTTGATGTTGCTGCATCGTCTCCGCTTGTTTCGGTCTTGAACCCTTGGTTGTTCTTAGCATCACTTGCTGCTTTAGCT